TATTTTCTATATCATAAATCAAGCCAATATTTTCAACTTGATTAGTTATATCAGCCATGCTGAATCCCATTGCAGTAAAGAATTTTCTAAGAGGTCCTTTTGAAATGAGATTCTCCAATGCAGTTCCTGCGTCTATATAATCATCTAGAGCTTCTTGAACTCTATAATCCTGTTGGTCAATGAACAGAGGAGAATAGATAACGTCAACTAAAGTTTGCAAATTATCTAGCTTTTGAGTTCCGCTAGTATATGTTGCTGGAATTCCAGCACTAGAATCTACAATAGCATCGGCTGCTCCAGAAGTAAAGGTAGGAGGAAGTAAGGATAAAGTAGAGAAGGGAGTACAGGTAGAATAATTTCTCCATACATATTCTTGTAGTCCGCGCACCCCATCAATAGTTTCTAGGTTTTCTCCAATGTATAACTTCTGTAAAGAACTTAAAACATATCCAGAGGGTTCCCAATCCAGCCCCCCATCCGCAGAAGTATTTAAGAAATAAAACCATCCTAAAGCATCTACAAGATAATTATGAACACTACTAGCAGTAGCTTCTGAGGTTAAAGAAGACAAGAAAGAGATATTCTCTTCTAACACATCCGAATTTCCTGCTTGAGCTAATTGAATTTTAGGAAGAAGAGTGGTTGAAAGATAAGTATTAAAAGAAGAACTTGTAGTAAAATCAACAAAAGTAGAGCTTAGTGGATTAAGTATTTTTGTCTCAAATAAATAGTTATTTATTTTAGTAAGCTCATTTTGTTTTACAAAATATTGACCAATACCACTAATACTATCTAATGTAGAAGTTTGCGAATTAGCTACTGCTGAGATAGAAAGAACCGTGGGGATATTAGCAGCAGCAGTTACATGCCTATTAATGATATCTGAAATAGGATCTAATTCTAAACCACTAAGAGCTATGTCCTCAGTTTTATAAACTTCAGGCGTAATTAGCTCTAAAACTTCTACAAAATTTCTTTTTGTATAAGTCCGAGGATTAGGAGTGTATCTGTTATCAGCCATTACTCAAGATAGGACACCTTAATAGTAAGGTTATTTAATTGAATAATTTCGTTAAACTCAATGCTTACATTTTGTTCTAAGTTATCTATCGTAGAAAATCTTACTTCATCAACTTCAAAAATCTGGCGATTCAAGTCGGGTATACTTAATGCCTGTCCAAAATTTCTATTATCAGCAGCCATGTAATTTAAAATTTTGTTTCTTACTTTAGCTACAATTTGTTGCTCATCAGGCTTTTCTTCTTTATCCACTCTGATAGTAGTTATAAGATCTAACGTTCTAATAAGCCCGTCTACTACTACAACCTCATCTGTAATCATTTTTTTCTTATTAATTGCATCAAGTAACTGAGTTTTAAAATTGGGGGTAGCCTTCTGCAATTGTAAATCAGAAGCTTTTTCTAATACATAGAGATCAACAACATTGGCTGAACAATAAGCTTTTCGTACAGCCGCTAGAGCTTTACCTACTGTTCCAAAGCTACTAATAAAAGCATTAGCAAACACCGAGTAATCATCTACAGTAACAATTCTATCTTGCCTCGCAAATGTAAGAGGAGCCCACTGCTTTGCATGTTCTACAGTTTCCGCGTTACTTCCTCCTGTAGCAGGGGACGTATTAGTAAGAGTACCATTTACCGTTGTAGGAACATCTGTAGTAGCCGTTATAACAGCATTTAATACATTATTTACAATATTTCCTCTACTACCTCCTCCAATTCTATAAGTAACGGTATAAGAAGCAGTTGCATTTGGCGAAATTCCTACCGTCCCATCTCCAAATACTATTGTGGCTCCATAATCAGAATCATATACTACCTCAAAAATTCTATCATTTGTTCCTGAAGCAAAGTATACATTATCAACTTCCTTAAATGCTCCTGATGCAGCAGAATTAGAAGAATTAATAAATACTTCCACACTCCCATCAATGACAGGAGTTTGTGTAAGTTTAATTGTTTTGATACCTTCTGTAGCGGCAAAGTCTCCTGTGTCTACTACTAATGCTCCTTCTTGAACTGCAAGGTTACTATAAATTGTACTGGTATCGTTAGTATTATCTGATTCGCTTACATTAAGTATTATATTTCCTGTAGAATTAGCGGTGTCAGCAAGCCCATTAACTACTTTATATAAAGTATATGTTAGAGGTCCGTCATCTTCAGGGGACTCTACCGTAGTAGTACGTTGAGCAGGAGTAAGGGTAAGAGTAGTAGCATCCGTAGGAGCTTCATCCAAAGTTATTTTACCATCAGCTACAGCCGATAATGGGCCTCGCATTCTTACCCCAATTAATTCTAGTAATTTTTTTACACTTGATCTCTGTCTCGCTGTAGCAAAGAAATTTTCATTCGCTAGCATATCAGCTTTCATAGACATTACACTACCCATGTAAGCTATCAGTTCTATAAACATTAAACCTAGATCCGACTCTACAAAATACTGATACTCAGTAGGATAAACAGCCTTGATATAATCTATTAAGGATTTTCTTAAACTAATGAAATCCGTAGCGGCAAAATCAATAAACTCTGGCCTTTTCTTAATAGGAACCTTAGCCAGTTTCATAAAATCAGACGATATTGTACCAGAAAAATTCATTTAATTTGTACCTCTACATCAAAAACAGTTAAATCCTTTTCTATAAGCTGTAATATAAGAACAACCTTCAAAGAGTTTCCGCCAGCAGGACCAATTTCTCCAAAAGGAAAGACAGATAATTTTAAAACTTTTGCTCCTACTATATATCTATTAAATGAGGACAATATTTCCTCTTTTATAGCTTCGAAGGTAGTTTCATCTAGAGGCTGAAAAAGAAATTTTCTTAAATTACACCCAAATGCAGGAAGCATAATTCTCTCTCCCCTATCTGTTTTTAACAACTGGGTAACTGCATCTCTAATTAATGCAACATTAGTTTCTTTAGCAAAAAAACCACCTGTTGTTTTCTTAGATCCTAGGGGGAAGTTAAGACCATATACAGACTTTTTATGCTCTGTAGCATCCTTAACCAAGGGCATATATGGTAAATTACCATGAACTGTAACTGTTTGATTAGCCGCCATTATGTTTTAATATTTTTAAAATACCCTTGCTGTGCTGTATAATTTTTAAGAACTTCAGTACCATTTAAAGGTTTAGAATAGAATTTCAAACTACCTATATGTCCTCGTAACCCACTAATAAATCCTCCTATAGAGGAATCTCCCTCTTTTCCTCCCATGAAATTACCATATTTATACATACCATCTGTATAACCTCCTCCTACAACCCACGGAGTATAGAAAGTATTAAGTTTTGGTCCCCCATGTAGTGTAACTGGAGCGTTAACTGTACTAGCAACATATTCAAAACTATTATTTTTCTTGAAAGAAGGAAGATTAGGTGTGGTAAAGGCTTTTACTCCAAAGACAGTATCTATTCCCGAAGTTGCTACTAATGTTCCATCTGCATAGAATCTTACTTCATTAGTAGGGGGATCTACTGCAACATCAATTAAAACAAATTGAGAAGAAACTGAGCCAAATGCAGTAGCTGAAAGATCAACTTTCATTTTATAAAATGTCTCATAATCTTGACAATCATCATTATTAATCCAAGAACAAGACGAAAAATCTCTAGCTTGAGTAGGAGCTATAAAGAAACTTAAAGAAGAGGCTGGATCATTGAATGCATTATTATTACTAAATGCAGAAGAAGCTTGAGTAATTCTTCTATCTCTAGTAAAGCCCATTAACATACCTCTAGCATAATCATCTCCTCTATCATTTTCAAGGAAATCCAAGCTTCTAGCGGCTCCAGTATGATCGAGAGCAGATACCCCTTCTTTAACCCCAACGTTCTCACAGCCCAACAAAACCTTCGTTAATGATGAAGTTGTGCCGCTCAACCAGCCTACCTCCCCATCCATAATATTTGGAACATGAGCCCAACACTCCAAAGTAAACCCTTTTGGCGAATAAGTTAGCTCCCTAAATTTTGGTGTATCAGGAAGTCTAACAAAGGAGCCTAATCCTGACGTAGCCGATACATCATTAGATTTATTCTTAACTATACCCTCAAGATAAGGAATGGATAAGCCAGAAAAGAAGACATCCTTGCTATTTGGGGCTACAAGCTTGGCAGAGTTGTATTGACTGGTGGTAGCACAATTAGTTACAAAGTAATCTAACGAAGAAGGAAGAACTACTTTAGTCTCTAAGAAATTATAAATAGCAAAAAGTTTATCATCCACAATCTGATCAGTTAATGATAAGACTGTCCCTGAAGGGCTGGCTGAAGGGGTATAAATAATACTCCCTTTTCCTACGGGAGGAACAAAAAGATGTTCGTATGTTATGGATGGAGGAGTAGGAGGAGCAACTACAAAAATCGGATCAAGAGGCAGGACAACTCCAGTAACTTCCGCTGCCTCAAAAACAAGTGCTTTTTGTTTTTCTAAATCAATAGACAAGTTATATTTTTCTAAAAAGGAGAAATCATTTATGGGGATATTTCCTAAGGAAAACTCTGGTTCAGTCTGCCCTCCATAGATCCCAGGGATTTTAACCACTAGTTCTATTTGCTTCTTACGTTTGCTAATCTTAATATTATGATTTGCAATTTCAGAAATAATCATCTGTCTCTGGTTCTTTACAACCGATGAGTTTTCTCCATAACTTGGATCGTCTATGTATACTTGTAAATCAGCAGACAAATCAAATACATGTTTATCCCTTTGTTGCCGTAGAACGCTTACAAAATGATCCTTATCATAATATAATTGCATCCCTTTACTCTCATCAATAATGTTTGGGTCAAACAAGTTCTCTGTATATTTATTCAGAGATTTAATAGAAACACTTTCTCCTTTTCCCCCTAGGTTAGGATCATAATCATAAGTCCACTTATCACCCGCAGGAACTATTCCCGAAATAGCTAGAAATACAGGGTCTAAACCTCCCGATTGCGAATCGTAGTATAATCCATCGGAAGTAAGGAGATAATGCCCATCTACACTTACAGGAGGACCATAAACAAGCCTAAACACATCTTCCTGCACGCCAGGATCATCAAGAGGAACCCGTTCATAACTTGTATCATCGAGATATTGATCAAATATGGCGGAATCTAAAAACTTTGGTTCTAGAGAAGGATCAGCAGCCCTTGCAGCTAAAATACTACCAATAGCATCTCTTTCGTCACTACATTGCTTTACAAACTCTTGCAATCCTTTTACTGCTGTTATATCAGCCGCATATTGAACAGCCGCAGAATTGGCAGATTTTTGAATAGAAGAATTTCCACTTTGAAACTCTTCTAATGTTTTCCATTTATCTAAACAATCTTTAACACCTTCTATATCTGATTTTATACCTTCATAATTTTGATATAATTGAGCCCCTGTCTCAATAGCAGCGTTCATAGCCCCTAAAGTACCACCTAAATTTTTTAAAAACCCTAACCCATTAAGATCAAGTCCAATCCAATTAAGATTTCCTACAAATTTAAATAAACCCTCTAAAGTATTAATTTCTAAAATACCAGTTTTAAGGCCAAGAGATTTAATGAAAGCTTTTATCTCATTCTCTGCTAAAGCTTGAGATCCCAAAAGTTTAGAAGAAAGATTAGAAAGAAGATCACTAGGTAACAACTTCAAAGCATTTGCGCCTAAATTCAGCATACAGCTAGGCATACCCATAGACATTCCCATAGCTTGGAAAGTTCCTGTCCCTGTTTGACCTTTAATATTTAAAAATGTTTCGTAATCAAATGTTGCCATAATTTATATACTCTATCTAAAAATAAATACTATACAGGAGAAACAATGGGTGTTACTGAATTTCTTGTTACTCCAACGGGGAAATAAGAACTTTGTTCTGCTGGAATAATTAATGGAGTAGCTAGTTTAGCTTTAAAGGAATTTAAGTAAATTTGCTTTCCATCTGCATTAATATCTAAAATAGCTTTCATATTTATTTCACCACCAGAGGTCATATTTATATTGCCCGCAGCTAACATATTTATATCTCCAAGAGATTCAATGTCAAGTCCTTGTGCTCCAGCAAGAACTTCTATTTTTCCCCCCATCGGAGCCATAATTCTAATTGTACCATTTGGTCCTTTCGTATCAATTTGAATTAATTGTTTTACTGCTAGTGGATTAA